CCAAATCTAGCCTGTAATGTGTTATTAGCATCAGCAGGTTTTACCCTAAATTGTACTGCTGTTGAGATAACTGACCCTGTACTCGCATCAAATAATGTGCCTAAAACATTAGGCAGGGTTTTTACATTAGAACCTGTACCAAGTTCACAGGCTTCTAAATAGTCATCAAGACTATGTACGCCTGTCTTAGCCGACCTAAATTCTAGCTGTTCCGACTTTGGTTTTGTAGGTACTACTGTCATTATTCAATCCTGTTTCTTTCTATGAAATCAATGATACGTGCTTTCGTCATCGTATATTTATCATCTTTTTCATATCGTATTTTTAGTTTATCTAAATCACTCTGTATGTCGTCCATCTTTTTACCACATTTACATTTTCCTGAAGATGCTTTGTTAGGGTCTAATTCAACCTTAGTGCTATCTAAATCGTTTTTGACATCTTGAGATAAACTCTCCATAGCCTCATCAATTAAAGCCTTGATATACTCCTTATCAATAGGAGTTAATTTTGTGCTTGGTGATAAGCCATTTGATTTGTTTGCCATATTATCCTCTTCTCTTTTCCGACATCGGAACTATATTCCCTTTGTCTGCTTCTTTCATTAAAGCCTCTTGGGACATAACGTCTGTGGATACACCTTTCTGTGCTTCCATCATCGACATTTGTTGAGACGGTGTTGGTCCCATTTCTTTTTCTGCTTCAGTTATTTTAAATTGCTCTATATCTGAAACACCCATAGCCCTAATTGCTTCTTCCACAATCTTACCAGCTTTGTATTCCATTTGTAGTCCTGATTGCGAAACAACCTGTAACATATTCATCCAAGTTTCAGCATTTCTAGATGGCTCTACTGGAAGAGTTCCGTCAATAACTAAGTAGTCTATATTACCTTGTAGAGCAGAAACATCAAAGTCCAAATATCCATCTTCAATTTGCTTAACAAGTTCACCTGGCATTTTATCTACGTCTACCTTTAATGAACCTTCTATTGCTACAGCATCTTGTAAATTTTGTACCATCATTCTTGCCATTGGTCGTACTGTTGTAGCCGACATTATTCTAGCTAACACACCTAAACGCTGTGAACCTAGTTGTGTCAGACGAGCAATTTCTGTTGCAGTTCTAATTCCATCTGCTGTTGGAACACCTTGTTGTGCATCCGAAGCTGCAGATACTCTTTGTTTCAAATCAGACATAGCGGCTATATCTTGCCAATGACCTTTAGTTACATCTGGAACTTGAGCTATAAATACTCCGTCACCTGGTTTAGCACCTGGCATAGTTCGGACAACTCCCCAAGGGTTTCTATCAATCAAGTCTGGGATAGATACTTGAGTTGGGTCTACGAACATTAGATTGTTAAGAGCGGCTTGAACATTATCTATTCTAGAACGTAATAACCAAGTTGAAACCTCGTGAAGAGGAAGTAACAAGTCATATAATGATTGGCTAAAAGTTTTATGACTGTCTTGAAACAATCCTCCCACTACTACAGGGAATTGTTGCCCGTATGGATTTAGTTGACATCTAATGATTGCTTCTTCATCAATAACTGTCAGCACCATCCAAATCTGTTCTATACTTGGAATTCCTATTTCATAACCTTGTAAACGAACCCACATCTCATCAACAACTCTTGCGTTGTCTAATGTAAAGTGATGTCCATTTTCACTACCTGAAGGCTCTTCAGGATTAATTGATAATCCTCTACCTTCTTCTCTCCAATGTTTATGTGCATCCCAAGCAGTTTTCCTACCCTGCTTTTTACGCAGTCCTGGGTATTTGTTTAGTTTGGGATACATCTGCGAAGCCATTAAGGCATTCGTGGAAACGTAATCACTAAAAACGATGAACTGCATACGTTCCCAATCCCCCCAATTAACTCTTGGGTCAGGGAAAACTTTCCGTGGGTCAAAGTTAATTATATGGTTTGTATTATTCTTTGCATCCCAAACAACTTTTGTAGGAGCGAAACCATATCTAATACTGTCTAACAACATTTGGGCAAGTCGTGCCTCTCCTGCTGTTCGTCTCATATGTTGATGAAGTAATCTTTCTAAAATCAATGATGCTTTTCTAGACTTCCTATTCATTCCTTCTAATTGGAACATAGGATTTCTTCCTGCTAGAGCAGCCATCATATATGTTAAAACTGTATCAGCTATAGCTCGTGTATCAGCTACAACTGCTTTCTCTCTGAACTTTGTACTATCTGCTGGTACCCAAACATCGTGTGCTCTATCTGCATCTTTCCAATGGTCGTATCGTCTGGATATCCTTTCAAAACTCATTTTGGACGCAGCACGAATGTAATCTATTAATTTACTTTCTTGCTCGTCTGTTAAGTCGTCTGAGATGCATTGATACTCAGTCAACTTGTTCATATGCTGAGATAAGTCGCAAATAATATCGTTTTTGTCTGCTGTCTGATTTTTGTAGTTCATAATTTGTTGTACCCTTTGTGTTACGGAAAGTCGTCCTACAACTCTCCCCAATTACTCCATTTGTTGTCAGAGTTCTTTCTGGCTTTGTCGAGCCACTTCTTGTCATCATCAAAAGTATTATCCCATTGTTTGAAATTATTATTTAATGATGCCGACATTTGGATTGGTACATTCATCATATCGGAATTGATACCAGCCATTCTAGACAAAGCGTCTAGTCCCATAGATAAGGCATCTATTTGGTCATCGTGTTTTCCATTTGGAAACGATTGAGCCTCATCCATAAAGTCATCTAACCACGGAGCTTCTTTTGGTAGGTGTACTCGTCCACCCTCTATCAATGGAGACACAGCATTTAATCTAATTACCTTGTCGCCATTTACTCTGTATGGTATTACAGCCATACCCGAAGAGTGTTTTAATTCTTGAACTAATGATTGACCACTAGCTTTATCTTCTATGTATATACCTCTTAAACCTTTACCTCTATATTTGGCATTTAGATTGATACAGGCTCTTTTTAATTCTGGGAAATCATATTTCTCTCTAACAATATCTATAATATACATATCTCCACCATCATCTAAACCTAATACCATCATTACAGAGAAGTCAGCCTGTTCTGTTTTCTTAAATGCAGTATCAGCAGATATTAATATTGTTTGAAATTCTATATCTTTTTTATCATAGTGTCTCCACCAACCTGATTTTATTAAGTTACCTCCTGCGATGTAAGGTGTTTGTTGATACAAAGAAGCAAATTCTCTTGGGTCTAATCTTTTACGTTTATATAATTCCTCTAATGGAAATCTTTCTCCCCACAATGGCTCTTCTTCTTCTATTGAATAAGTTCTTTTACCTGGAGATACTGTGCTTAACTTACCTGCTGGAACATATCTTGGGTCATCTGTTGGTAATTCCGTTACACTTTCCTTCTTGCCCTTGTTAATTAATTTTATTGCAGGAAAGTTTATATGTTCCCAAGCACCTTCCTTCCAATCTTCTGTCTCCATTAACCTACCTGCTACATCGTCTGGATGCCAACGAGTTAGAATAACTATCTCTATAGGTTTGTTTCCATCTACTTCTGGTTGCTTACGAGTTGTTAATGCTGATATGTAATACGACCAAGTTTTATTTCTTTGAGTTGCACTCTCAGCTTCTTCTCGTGCTTTGATTGGGTCATCAAGAATAAGTAATGTAGCGGCACGACCAGTAGTAGAACCTCCAATACCTGTGGCATAATAAGTTCCACCCTCTGAAGTACGCCAGTCATCTACTGCTCTACTCTCATCAGACATTTTAAAATCTGGGAATGCTTGGTCAACAAGTTGTTCACGAGCTAAGTCTCTAACTTGTCTACCAAATGTTTTTGCTAAGTCTTGGTTATACGAAGTTGATAAAACATTTCTAGTTGGGTTACTTGCTAAATAGAATACAGGAAAATGAACTGTCGCAATAAAAGACTTTGCGTGTCTAGGTGGCATAGTAATAAGAAGTTTATGTTTACCTAGTGTACCCTTGGCTAACTTATCTAATGTTTCCATTAACTCTATTTGAAATGGAGCGAATGTCATTTCTGGATTACACAACTTAACAAAATCTACAAAACTACCTTGTGCTAACTTTAGTTTTAAAAGATGTTTAGCTGCTTGGGCTTGGGATACTGCCATACTTTATTCCTTATCGGGGTTTCCACTCTCGCTTCCACCCCTGTTCATATGAAAAGGCAAACTCTTATAAGGAATAGCCTCCCCATTGATATCATATATTAATTCTCCGTCAACAGAACCAACCATTAATTTCTTTCCATTCTGTTTAACGTATAGTGTAGGCTTAATTTCCCTGTCCCCCTGATACTTCTTTCGGTTCTGGGTTATTAATCCCTTCCTGTGTCGTATTGCCATTGATTTTCTCGTCTTTATTGTCTTGTTCTATCACATCTTTGTCTAGTTCGTCTGCCTTTGATGCTATTAGCTGTAGTTCATCTATGGATAATTCAGTTACTTTCTTATGTTCGTGAGAGTGTTGATTGAAAGAATGGTGTAAGTCAGGCATTACTTTGTTTAACATTGTACTAAATAGACGGACTTGTTGGTTAGTCCAGTTACTATCACCGTTTAATACCGACCTAACTTTAGGAATATTCTTCCTTACTACATCTAGTACACTTCTACGTACTCTATCTATTTCTAGTGGTGATACAGGAGGTAAACTGCCTGTTGATTTAAGTGGATTTGGATTTTTTCTATACGTTGCCATAATTAACCTTACCATAGTTTTCAAAATTTGGTGCGAAATATATAAGCACCCAAAAGTGAAAATAAAAATACGGGCGGCGGGTCGACCCTCGTCCCCCCCATAGCTTCGCTATGAGACCGATTTCTGACACAAAGCTCTGCTTTACCCTACGAAACCTGCCGTTTTATGTCCCTACTAGGGAGATATCTTACGCATCTGCACGTGTTGTTTTCAAAACCTCCTCACAAGCCGACACATAACCCTCCTTGTGGAGCATAGGGCAATCATACCAAGGCTTTGCAGAGTTGGTCGTCCTATCCTCCCTAAAGGGAGGAGGAGGGATATCAATGGTGTCAAGTCGGCAACCGAGACACGATGAGACACCCAATTAACACGCAGTCTCGGAATAGGAGCGACAACTATGTCTAAATATACAATGAGTAATGGAAAATCGCCTACACAGGCGACAGCGCAGGAAATCAACGACCATATCGCACAGGCGAAAACGGTTGCAGAGGTTAAACCTTGCGTGGAGGAGTTCGAAAGACGTTTGGCTAAAGCCAAGGGTCGTACGCACTCACGAGCAGGTAAGGAGCTATCGCAAGACTTCAGAGATGGAAGGGTTGCGAAGATTGGCAAGAACCTTGCACAAGCGCAGTCAGCTTTAGCTGTTCTAGGTGGAACCCACACTCCAACTGCACCCGTGCACACATTCACGCCTTTCGTGGATGTCCCAATGACGAGTGCGAGGAGGGTAATTGCGAAGTCGAACCTTAAGGCGAAAGACAAGGAGAGACTTCTAGCACTACTTGGCTAGTTCTCACACACACAAGCCCTCAACTGCTTCGTGCAGTTGGGGGTTTTTTTTGTAGCTAATGGTTTCGTCTAGATTAGCCCAAGGGCGACACCAAATAATAACCAATCTGCGTAAAGGAGGTATTCATTATGGCAGAACCAACGAGAAAACAACCAACATATTTCGCAGATGAAATGTGTTTCACTTTGACAAAGGTAATAAAGGACTTGCCCAAAGACTGCGTAAGCACCAAGACCGATGTTGAAAGTCTCATAGCAACCATTGACACAGGCGATTATGTGCTAGTGCCAAAGGATGTAGCGAAAAGAGAGGCGATAATCGAGGGAGAGAGCGAATGGCTTTAGTACCAAGAGCAAAGGCAATAGCTGACGCACTTGAATATTACAAGGGAGGCATTCTTTGTAGCTTACAAGCAATCAGGTACGCAGTTAAGCATAACGACAAGCAATATCTGGAACAATCAAGGGTTCGTCTTGCTGACCAGCGTAAATATTTCAGGGCGATAACCGATATGAAAAACATTGGTTGTTCCAAGGAAGTTGCTTGGAAACTAAATGGTATAACAACATAGGAGTAAATATGGCACCAAAGACAATACCAATAAAAGCAAGAGGAGATATTGCCTATCATTATGGCATTGATAGAGGGCAATACTTCTCAAACTACCAATATAAGAAAATTATATGGGTAATATGGAGAAAAATATGGCGAAAAAACTATGGCAAACATTAGAGAAAGAACATCTCGATTTGGATGGCGCTGTTAGCCAAGACGAATGGGATGAATTTGTAGACAAATATGAATCTGAATTTGCAGATGAATGTTCTAGGCAAGGACAGATACTATTTGCGAGGTTTATTAATAATACAAAATAGACTTGTAATATGTCTACAATATGATACATTTTGTATCAAATATGAAACTAAACCATTAATTATGGGAGGTGTAATATGACTGACGATAAGCTAGTCGGTAAGGTCTTTAGAGACCACACAAATAAACCTTGCTTGTATATTGACCACCAAGGTTCTTTACAAGAAATCAAGGTGCGACCAAATGTGTCCAATATATACGAGGACGCAGAAACAATATCATCAAAGCTAATCAAGTATTCACTAATAACAATCGCTACGTGCCTAGTAGGTGTCGTAATGGGAGTTGTTGTTCTTGAATGGTTGGCAGGATGTGGCGAGGTGACGTACTTCGCAGACGGAACTTGGAGGTCAAACGAGTGCCTCTTCCAAGACCGTCCTATAACAACTGGCACGTGGAAATAGGGAGGATGAGTATGGGTATTACCGAATACGCAATATTCCAATTAGCATTTGCAATATTTGTAATTGCTATGATGTAAATATAACCATTAAGTATAAGGAGACCTTGTTATGATATATAACATATACAACGAAGAAAATATGCTAGTTGCTACACAAGACAATCTATCCACAAGTTTGATAGATTTACTTGAGGGCAATAAGTATCGTGTTGAAGTAGCACAACCCAAAGACTATGCACCACTTGAACAAGTACCAAGTGATGTTGAACCACCGAGCAATACCTTTGTGACGTGGTGTACCGAGAATGAGGTTAAAAGATTATGACAAACCTATATCTCGAAATTCCTAACGACAACCTAATAATAAGGGAGGATAGCAA